GGTTGCAAAGAAGCTTGAATTTGTTCGTTCTTGTACTGAGGGCTAAACAGGTTTGAAAGACCTTGCAGACCTTGAACATAAGACTGAGCGCCACCAGCTTCTTGCAAAGCACCAGCACGGCCAGAAACATCCATTGCTGTTTGAGCAGTGGTGGTTGTGGCAGGGCTTACTCGTCCGTAGACATCCTCAGCCATGCCAATTGTTTTTTGATACGATGGAAGAGCCGTATCAGTAAGAAACCCAGTTTGCGCTTTAAGAAGATCTTTTTGCTCTTGCGTTACAACTGGTGCAGAAGATGAACTACTTTTGCCAAAGCCCATGATTAGCCCTTGCCTTTCCCGCCACTTGATTGACGTTGTTGCGGTTGAATAGACGCATTATCCCACGGAGAGACAGTATTGGAGTATCGGTTTGGCTGTCCAAAACGAGGCTGCCGACCATAGTTCATGCTTGGATTTGGTTGCATTTCCTCGGCAATGCTTTCCATTGGAGGAGTAAATGAAGTATCTCTGAATTGAGATTGTGAAGGCATCTGACCATTTTGAGGCATACCACTACCTTTGCCGCCACCTTGCTGCATTGGTTGCTGCACCTGCATATTAGACATACCCATTTTTAACCTCCAAGATAGATGCAAGCGATCATTTTCACCTGATCTGGAGCATCAAAAGTAACTGATTCACGAGCTTTTGCGATGGTGTAATTATGCACCACATCATCATTTTGACGCATACCTTTGCCAGCGATAGAACTGGTAACAATATAGTCACCAGCAGCAATATCGCCATTCATTCCGCATACGTTGATTTGACCTTCGCCTACAGCGTTAATCTGAACGACTTTATAGGTGGCTTGCAACTCTGCTAAATCATATGGAGGGATAAGTTCCATAGTTGAAACAGGACCAAGATCGCCTTCCGTGTAAGTCTCAACTGGCTCCCACAAAATGCCGGGAGTATTTGTTTGAACAGGCAGGACAGCACTTACAACACCCAAAACTCTCACTTGGTTTGCTGAACTGCTACCAACTACGTTGAAAAGCACGTTGGAAATATTGGCACGATAGAACACACTGCTATCAACAACAATATCACCAATCGAGATTGGAGAATCAATCGGGAACATTCCTTCGTGGAAACCAGTAAATGGTCCAGTGCCGTCAACAATGTAAATCTTGCCTTGCCCACTTGGGCTGTAAGCAGAATAAGTGGCAGTTGCAAGTTGAATTGATTTGCTCAGACTTCCAGGGCTGGCACTACTTGTGCCTGAATATCTTTGGAAAGCACCACCCAAACTATTGGCATTGTCTGCATAGGTCAGTCCCCATACGCCAGCGTTTGTAAGGCCAGAACCCAAAGCTCCAAGACGTTGCCAATCGGCAAATGTGTTTGAGGTAATGTGGGAGCCAGTCACACCGTTTCCGCTGCCAATAGCATTGTTTGCGCTATGGCCCCAAATTGTTACGTTGCCATCCACGTTATTTTGTGCGGCGATGTTTACAAGAGTTGAGTCAGCAGTAACTTTGCGTACATTCAAAGAGCTTTTCAACGTGGCAATAACAGTACCTGTTTGCCCCATTTGAATCCAGGCATTGGACGCACTTCCGTTGACCATATTGCCGCTAGAAATCTTGTTGGCAGATAAGGTTTCAGTAATGACGTTTCCACCATCAATAAATGTTGTACCAGAACTGGTTGCAAGGTTGGTGAAAGTTACCAAGCCATTAAAGTTGGTCCAGTTAAAAGCACTGGAAATAGTGACCGTTTGAACGCCACCAAATGTTGTTTCAGAAACACTGTAATAAACAGCCCAGAACTTTGTTGTGTCTGTTGCAGCGGGAGCGTTGAAGTTTGTTGACCAGTTGGCCGACAAAGAAGAGAACTGCCCTGTGACAAAGTTGAATCCTGATGCCGTAGGGGATGCAGGAGCCGTCAAAGAAGCCAACTGGTAGTAGATGTAACCAGTGGTGGTTCTTGGTCCTGTTGCACCATTGGCAGCAATAGCAACGATTGGATAGGAGGTGTTTGTCCAGTCAACAACCGATGTCACCGCATTGATTGACTCAATCAAAGGAACTGACAATTCCCAAAGATAGTTATCCCCAGAAACCGATGAAGGCACACTAGACGACCATCCAAGAGGCACAGAACTTAGGGTGTTTGTTGCCCAAGTATAGGTGGATGTGGTTGTTGGCCTAGCAGGAGGCGTAGAAGTTGTCGTCCAAATGTAGATGGACGGTATTGCATACATCTTGCCATTGTTGCCAGTGACAACATCAAGGTCAATTGCATCCGTTGGGACAGCAATGAAGTAAGAGTTTGGTGCAGCAGTACCAACGTAGAAATCAACTTGACGGCCACCACCTGTTTGATACCAGAGGGTCTTGGTTGTACCAAAGCCACCAGCAACTTTGTTCCAGATGTAATCAGCAGGGTTGGTTGACTCCACTGAGCTATCAGTGTTTCTCAAACCGTAATACAAACGGTTGGTTGGAGTGTTGCTGAAGTTGACAGAACCGTCAGCACTGTCAGCATACTTAACAGCCAAGTACTTGTACAGGTAAGCAATCACAATCCCTGTAGGGCCAGTGATCTCACCTGTAGTGGGGTCTGCTGCAATGTTTGCGCCAAAGTTTGCCAACAAATAGTTGATGGCCTCCGAAATCTCGGAAAGCTCTGGGCTGTTGTCTAGTGCAAATGGCATTAGAAGGCATCCTCAACAAGAGTTGCTTGCCAGTTCATGGCAGTCATATTCCAATGATCTGTTGCATCATTTGATTCAACCTTGACCGACAAGGTACGAACAGCGTTTTGCTGAGTAGTAACCCAAGGGGTGTCTGTGTCAATGATGGTTGTCCCAGTTTGACCATATGTTGCTGCTTGAGCTGTGGAGTTTGCACCACCAACAGTAATGTCAATCTTGCCACTACCTGCAATCTCAGGGAGCAACCTGTGAGCATAGATCTTTGAACTGAAAGGAACTTGACCCTTTTCAGTAGACATCACCATGTTGTTTCGCTCAAACTTACATGGAATTGCTGTGTTGTTGATAAACGAATTACCAACAGCAGTCTGAATCAGCTTCTGAGCAGTACTGTCACCACGAGCGTAAACAGTGGTACGAGAAGCCAGGTTAAAAGCACCACTCACAACCTTTGGACTTTCAGTACCCATGCAAGCGTTTTGAATGGTCTTGGGAGCGTTCCAAATCTGCAAGTCATAGCGGTATGACAGCATCTTGTTGCACCAGCCTGTAGAGGTCAGGTCAGGATAGTAAATCTCAATCTGATACTTCTGAGTGTTGTTGACCATGAACACTCGGTCATAGTACGTTGGATTCAGGTTGGCAAAGAAGTAATCCTTGACTCGCTGGTTACCAATAGGAGTGAAGTTGGAACCATCAAAGACCCAGATGTCACGAGCATCAAGACCGTAGACGCTTGAGTCAGTGTTTGTCCAGCAGTTGTTGTTCAGCAGACCACGGCCTTGGTTAAGCAGACGAACCCCAAAGACTGGAGCAGTGCTGTTTTGATAGGCAATAGGGCTGAAAACAACTGTATCCCAATAGGAGCAGACGTAGAAGTTGCCACCAAGGAAGAACCCGTCAATCAATGGACCACGAACAGGAACTTCTTGTTCGTTGGCAATGTTGGATAAAGTGGGTTCCCAAGTATCAGGATAGCCCGTCAAAGCAAAAGCCTGTGACCAACGAACAGTGGTTGGGTAGTTGTACTCAGTACCACTGATAACCTTTGTCAGGTTACCTGCAATCAAGATGTTGCCTACGTTTGGAGAACAATAGTTGCGAACAAAACCAGCACGGGTACTGGTCGTTCCAATATCGTAATTCCAAGAGGCATCAGGAGTAACGGTCAATTCTGTCAATGTGGGCAACAAATACATTGGGTTTGACAATGTATCGTTGATAAAGAACACATTACCAACACAAGAGAATGTGATGTTCAGGCCATTAACGTAGCCAGGAAGGGTAACAGATGGGTTTGCTCCAACACCGGGAGTAATGTTGGTAACACCAGCAGTGGTTACCAAATACCAACGACCTTGATTGGATGAATCACGAGTTGCGACAATGTAGACCCAACTTGTTTCAGACCGAAAACCACCTTCCATGAAGATGGCTTGGTTTGGAACAGCAGTCAGGATTTCTTGTTCACCAAAGATCTTCTGAATGCCACGAACATCGGTTTCTACGTTGTATCCCGAATTGTATTCATTTGGACCCAAAGCATTGCTTGGCACATCCGGGGTAAAGGACATGCCAGTAAATGGGGTACGAATTCGAGAATAGTCGGCCATGATGATCCAATTCCAAATTATTCAGGCATTGTAGGCCAGTCAATGGTCCAAGGGAACCCAGCTTGAGCTGTCACATCACGCAGTGCTTGACGGTATGTAGCCCATGCAGCTTGGTCAACAGGAGCATCTGCTACCTGAGTCCAATCGCAGTCCTTGAGCTTCTCACCACGTTGAGTGCGTACAGACTTTGCTTGTTCAGCATCCTTCATGGCTTTGTAAGCAGCTTTCTGTTCAACAGCAGTTGTTTCACCGTCTGTAAAGACAGGGCCAAGAATGTACTTGGTGTACCACTTGCCTTCAATCTGTTCAACGCCATCACGCTGGCTGTATTGGTAGACCGTACCGCCTGATGCTTGTGGGCCTTCAAAGACCACAGCAGCACCCAAAGCCTCTAGGACTTCAGGAGTTGTTGTATCCCATGATGGGCCACCGTTAGTTTTGATGTGTGTACGGAACTCAGCCTCGTACATTACTTGTCCGTCTTGTGTTCTGATTTGCATTTTAATTACCTCAAGCAATTGCTAAGAAGATGAAACTGCCACCGCTGGCATTGATGGCCGCTGGTGCTGTACTGCTGATCTCAAACCCTGCGCTGTAGGTGTCAACGTA